TTATATATTATATATTATAAATAACTATTTTTTATGTTTCAAAATTAGTACACCCCTATATAGGCAAAGAGAAAAGCCGCTTCCAGTCTGCAAGGATGGAACGCACTCGATTTAAACAACAATATCGAACGGATGGACGGGTCGGACCCTAGGGAGGGAGGTGTTACGCTATTACACTGTTACAAGTGTTACATAGCGGTATCCTTGCAAACAACAATATCTCCAGCGAAGCTGGAGTCTTTTTGCTTATCTTTGCAAATACCCCTTGACACGGGTTTCATACCCTGTTATGATAGAGGTCTAGCAGAGCTATGTCGCTTTGTTGGGATTCTTTCTATTCAATCAAAATCCTCACAATCATGGAAACCAAGCCCCCACTTTATAGACCAGTAATAAACGATGGTGCGTCTTTTACTTGCATAGCATGTGGCCAACCAGGACATGCCAATGATATGTGGTACATTGCCACCCCGAATGGGTACTGTGGAGTATCTCACAAAGATTGCGTAGATGATAAGTGGCTAAAATTAGCCACATTCGTGCCTACTCCAATCTAAGCTGCGGAGTAAATTTCTATAAATTTGTCAACCATCACACAATCATGAATCCTAAAATCGCAAAACTTGTAGAGCAAGCGAGAGCGCGGCATGCTGCGCTGCGCGCAGAGCAACAAGCAAACCAAGCGCAATCCCCGGCACGCAGTGCCGCCGCGCCCGCGTCAAGTCTTGAATCCAATGTTGAGCCTGAAAAAACTCAACACGTGTTGTCAAGCACATCCAACCTTGCACAGACATCATCACTCTCTTTCAACCCTGAGCAACTGCAAGCTATTGAATACGGTTTGCAGGGAAAATCCTTCTGTCTGATTGGTCCAGCCGGAACAGGCAAGACCACTGTCACGCAAGAACTTATCTCTCGCCTTCAACGTGCAAGCCACATGGTGCCGTTGGCAGCTGCTACTAAACATCTTGCCAAAGATGCACCTGGCATTGCAATCGTGGGGTATACAAACAAAGCAGTCAACAATATCAAGAAGAAACTGCCTGAGCATTTGCAAGCACATTGCTTGACGATTCATAAGCTTCTGGAATACGCTCCAGTGTATTATGAGATCAGCGATGCAGATGGCAATCCAAAAACCACAATGCGTTTTGAGCCATCATTTCATGCTCTGAACAAACTCCCACATATCTCCACGCTGATTATGGAAGAATCTTCCATGATTGGCCTTGATCTTTATGGTCAACTCATCGCAGCATTGCCCAAGCCGCAAATCACTCAGATGATTTTCCTGGGTGACCTGAATCAGATTCCTCCTGTGTTTGGTCCCAGCATTCTTGGCTTTAAGCTGGCTGAACTTGCCACAGTAGAACTCACGCATGTTTACAGACAAGCCCTGTTGAGTCCCATTATCTCACTTGCCACAGCCATTCGTCAGGGCAAAGTCTCAGAGATTCCGCAACTCACCGGACCACATACGATAGATGCCGAAGGCCATGGCATTATTCATTTCCAACCGTGGAAAGTTCGTGCAGATAAGGAAGATGCCACGCTCATGATGCGCAAGTTCCTGCCGGGTTTGATTGCTTCCAACAAATACGATCCTGAGAATGACATGATTCTGATGCCATTCAATAAATCCTACGGCACGATTGAACTCAACAAGATCATTGCAGATCATCTTGCAAAGACTCGTGGCAGTGAAGTTCACGAGGTGATTGCTCGATATCAAAAATCATATTGGTCTGTCGGTGACCGAGTGATGCATGATCGGCATGAATCTGTGATTGTGAAGATTGAGCCAACAATCGGTTACAGTGGCACGATTCCTGCGACCGCAAGCAAAACGCTGGATCGTTGGGGTAGTGATTCTGAGAATGAGAAGCAAAGCAGCCAACTCACGGCAGACCAGATTCTCAATGCTCTCGATTCTCTTGGCGCTGAAGGCGATGATGAAGAAGGCAAGAATCTTGCCAGCCACAACATCACAGTGTTCATTCCTGACCTGGGAATTGAGAAAGTTCTCTCCACAGCTGGAGAGATAAATTCTCTGACCTTTGGCTATGCACTGACAATTCACAAGAGCCAAGGTTCAGAGTGGAAGAATGTATTCCTCTTTCTTCACAACTCTCACGCCACAATGCTTTCTCGTGAACTGATCTACACAGCAGTCACGCGAGCCAAGCATTCTCTGTTTATCATCTGCGAAGGAGACAAGAAGCCATACGAGAATAGCATTCGTGTAGCTGCACAGCGGCCACGTATCCCGGGAACTACATTGGCTGAGAAGATCCGGTACTTTGCCCAGAAAGCAAAGGAACTGGTGAACACTCAAGCCAATCAATCTGAAGACTGAATCTGGCAAACAAAGCAACGAGGAAAATGCTATGAACGCAAGCAAGATCATATATTGCCCACGCAGTGGCCTTCCACTTCTAGAAGTCTCTGCGCTCTGTTCACAGGGCTGGCCCATGCTTTCCAGCATCCAGCATTCTTTTCTCCATCCAGTCTATTCACTAGACCTCAGCCATCTGATTGCTCGCTTGTCTAAGCAAATCACAGATGCAGAGCAAAGCGAATGGCAACCTCCACAGCATGAGAGAACTGAAATGTCTCTCTCAATCAGTGCAATCATGTGGAGCGTAGAAGCAATCACGCAAGATTCCACAGAATCTACACGAACCAAAGAGATGGCTCCGACACTGCCATCATGGCCCGTGACGCTGGCTAGTGCTGCGAGACTTCTCCACATTGCAGCATGGTGGCATTTTGCATCCAGCAAGCGGCTAGCACTTCCCATCTATCATGTCTCAGATCGCAATGAGAATCTCCAGTGGCAGAACTTTGCCGCATTCCTAGATGCTGCATACAGTGTTAAGGAAGAGTGGGAAACGGGAAGAAAGAAATATGAAAGCCAAGAAGAAATCAAGAGACGCACAGATGCAATACGTGAAATCAAAGATGAGAACATCTACAAACGCATAGATCACAAGAAGGTATGGAATTGGATTGATGCACAGATTGCACAATCTTCTTCATATCCCCTTGGTAGGCGAGAAACCTTCAAAACACTTTTCCTCACCGGCGATCTGAACCCGCAAGATTGGGTGATTGATGACGTAGATGATCTGTGTGAAGCAATCTTTGATCTGTGCGATCAAGGGAATGAAATCACACATTTCATTCGCACACGCATGAATCACATTCGTGCAATTCTCAATGACTTCTATGGCAGCTTTACGATTGTTTCCAGTGGTGGGGATTCTGCAATGCCAAGTGAAGATCAGACTTCACAAGAGAAGGAATTCTTTGCAGAGTTTGATCGCAAAGTAGAATCCCTGGAGAGTTTGCCCCCGGCGCCCAAGCGAGAACACTTTGCAAGTCTTGCACTATTCCTAAGAGCACAAGCACAGCACAACATTCTCGTGCGTCGATTCAATCTGTTCAAGAAGTAAACATCAAGGGAGAACACATCATGCTGTTCAAGAAACTACTCAATCCTGATCGTCAACAAACTCAGCTGGCATACCGTGTGAAATACTGGCCATATGCTGAACTCAGTGACGCAGCCCGAAAGCTGATTAGCTATAAAAGGACTTGCGTTTTCCACAGGACTGTGATAGAATCTAAGTGTGACGAAGACAAGCAATCGTTGCTTCACGGCGGCAGAGAGTGGAAGATTCTCTGGGCATTCAACAATCCCCCAACTGAGAAGGAGTGGAAAGGCAAGACAGATACATTCAATATTCGTGCAGAGTTCCGAGTCAGTCCAGCTATTCCAGAGCATGCAGTTGTTGTGCTCAGCTGGGGACTTGCAAGCGATGCACTTCGTTCCACGTTTCCCACATCAATGTAAAGAGGAAATCCTATCATGAACATCTTTGTCCTATCTCGTTCAATGTCTCCCATTCTCCATCATCGCAACAATGCTGCATATCATTGCAACAAGCATGTTGTCAAAATGATTGCAGAGAGTACGCAAATGCTTGTCACTGCATTGCACGGCGCAAACTTCCCAGCAATTTCTGCTCATGTTCCAGAAGTCCTTGCCAACTTTCCATGCAAACCACTCTCTGCCAGCATGGCAAAGCATCCATGCACACAGTGGACTGCAAAGAACATCATTCATTTCAACTATCTTTGCAGACTTGCCAATGTGCTCTGCACAGAACATCAACATCGCTATCCACTTTCTCCTGAACATTGCTACACACCCTGGCTTCGTGAACTTGAACGGCATCTTGACAGTATTGGCATTCACGCAAACACAGAATTGCCAACGCATTTTGCAGTTGCAGTCAAGAACGAGACGCTGCGCTCCACATCTACACCGCATCAAGATGCTGTAGATATCTATCGTCAATACTACATTGATGACAAAGCAGCGTTTGCACAGTGGAAAAACAGAACTCCACCTGTCTGGTGGCCTTTTGCTTAATCGGCAATCCGTACCCCCTTGACACACCTAGGGGGCTGAGGCATACTTATATCTCACCGGCGGCCAGTCCGGCCCAACTGGCAACTTGTTTTCCCTCCTCAACTACGCAACACAGTTTGCAAAGGAACTCCATCATGGCAATCGCCAAGCAGTACAAGTTCAACTTCAAGAGCCGCAAGATCACGGACGAAGCGGGCAACGAAATCGGCCGCACTCGCAAGCAGGATTCTGTCACCTGCGATCTGCCGGTTCCCAGCGATCAAGACATCGTCGATGTGCTGGTCAGCAATCCTGAGAGCAAGGAAGCTGAGCTGATTCGTTCCGCGGTGGCTGACATCGTCTACGCGCAAGCGCGTGAACAATTCGACGAAGTCATCGACGGTTTCGGTGACGATGACACCAAGGTGGTTTCGTCGGCACATCTGGACTACGACAAGCTGACGCTGGTCTACATCGCCAGCATTCCGCCGGCGCGTCGTGGTGCTGCAGCAATCTCCGAAGAAGACTGGACTTCTTTCTTCGACGACTACCTCGCTGTCATGGTTGCTGCCACTGGCAAGACTGCGGAGCGGATCAAGAACCACATCAACCTGTTCAAGAAGCCTGCCAAGGCCAAGGCGAACAAGGAAGTGCTGCGCGTTCTGGTGGATCAGGTGGACATTTACATGGCCAACTCTGCCAACCTGGAAGACACTGGCAACTGCGCCAGCCGCGTGAGCGAGAAGTTCCAGAAGTGGATCAGCGAGCCGGAGAAGGCTGCGAATCTGGATCTGCTCTGATTCTGAGTGGATTCTCACAGAGCCAAGCAAGAGGGGACTTCGGTCCCCTTTTTTCTCACTTTGCTTTTTAAGCCTCACACCCACATCTTTTTATCAAAGGAAAACAAAATGAGTTCAATGGACTTCTACATGATTTGCGATCTGGACTTCTTTCATGCTGCCGGCGACACTGCAATACCTAAAGGTATAAACTTTCCGCTGGAGATTGCTGACTGCGATGACTTCATGAGCGCATACATGATGGGCGGTGAACTGTGAACACTCCATCCAGCATCTGCAAGACTTTCCTAGATCACACAAGTTTTCGTCCACATGAACTTGATGGGGAACATGGGTTTCAAATCTCCATTGTGCGTGGTGACAAATCTCAAACTCGTTGGGTCAGCTATGATGAAGATGGCGCATGGATTGTGTATTCTTCCCATTGGAAAGTTTCCAATGGCCAGCAACGTATGGTGCTTGAGCGTGATCTGACGCCTCAAGACATCCACAGAATCGAAACGCTTGTAGACGATGCGCTGCAAGAAGAAGCTGCCAGGAGCATTGATTGAAAACTCTACAGTCTATTTTCAATAGCGTCGTGATGGATGGCGAGACCATCCGCGTGTCGGCGCTATCGCAAAAAGAGTATGAGAGTCTGCGCGTCATGCTGGTCCGCAAGTTTCTTGCCTATCAGAGACAATGCTCCAGCATTGGCATGGAAACTTATGACGACAAGTTTCTCAAGTGTTCATACGCGAGCACTGAGCAAGTTGGAACTTTCAGACTCTGCAACACAACAGAACACCGCAGAAAAATGTTCAGTGTAGAGAACATATGATGCTGTCTTCCAGATATCACACAATCTGGAACACAATCAAACAAACTGGCAGCGCATCCATCACTGTCAGCAAGGAGCATGCTCGCACTGTTGAAGATGGTGTAAAGCGTGTCAAGACAGCGGAGAATGTTGCACGGCGGCAAGCAGGCTTGGTAGGCTGGAGCAAGCTAGTCATCACAAGAACTGAGCTTTCTGCAACGCACACAAGAATTGACTTCACCCTTCTGTATCTCACAGCCCTATAGTCTCAACAACCTCAACCAAAGGACACATCATGATATCTCGCCTTGAACTTCACAACGTCACTCGTGTTACCCAGCAGCTTCAACAGTTCGGCACTTTCTCTGTTCTCCGTATCTCTGCATACGTTGATGGAACGACTCTGCCCATGAACTTTGACATGTTCGTCAATGATCGCAACGGTTTGCCCATTGAAGTTGAGCCGGTTAAGGTCATCACTGACTGACATGCCCAGACTTCCCTATTTTGTTCCTCCATTTTCTGAGGAACTACAACGAAGAACCCTCGTTGCTCATGTAGCCCGAGGGTTTTGTTTTCACATCACTTCGCCGGCATCTCGCTTCACCGCAGAATCGCATATCTCATTGCCGCTGGTGTTGAATGTGTTGCACAGATTCCCGAGTGCAGTGCTTGCCAAAGATTGGATTCCCCTGGAATCTTATCAACGACATTTGCTTCTGACACACACGCTAAACTATTGGCAACGACCGCTCAGTGATCTGAAGCTGGATCGTATCGAGTGGCAATTCATGCAGCTTAGTCAACAAGAACGCATGACTGCACTTGACAACATAGCTGTGACCCTCACATTTTGTAACGGCGGAGCCGCGGCCGAGCCACTTTCCTGGAGAGAAAGAACCATGAAGACCAATGATGCAATCCCGCATGACGTAATGACCAAGCTGGAGATGTCTCTAGCATCGCTGGAATCTACGTTGCTTGCCAAAGACCCCATGATGCCACAGCATCTTCGCAATGTTCACAGTCTGCTCATCAGCTATCCTGAGACTGTGCATTTGTTGGATGATGCAGAAATTGCTCGCATCATTGATGCAGCACAAGTGCATACGAAGACTGAGATTGTCAAGGCGACGGTAAAAGGCACGAGTGCTTCGGGAGCACGTAAGAAGATCGCTGTGGATGATCTTTAAAATCTTTGAAATCTTTGTTCAGGAGAAACAATCATGACACGTGAAACGTGGACGAAGAAAGATGAAGAGGCATTGGCTGAACTGAAAGCTCGACGAGAGCGGTTTTACGAAGCTGCAAGAATGCCACTACTGAGGTACATTAATAGTGATATGCCTACAGTAGATTCCGTGACTGCGTGCACAGAAACTGCTGACTGGATGATTGCGAATGCCAAAAAGCTCCGCAATCTGCTTGAACCTTTTGACCGTGGAGACGCTGAAGATGAACATGCTTGAACAAACTGGCGGACCGGCGTTTCCGTCAACACACATGCACGGCCAAGAAGAGGGCATGACCCTGCGCCAATACGCGGCCATCAAGCTGCGCGTACCAAACAGCGGCACCGACTGGCTAGACGACATGATTTGTGTCAGCTTGCGACATGATCTTGCCGCAAGAGCGCTGGAAGTAGAGTTGTCGATCTTCCCGAACATGTCACCGAGAGAAATAGTACGTCGCGCTGGCGAGGTAGCCGACACCATGCTGAGAGCAAGGAGCATGAAATGAACTGGAGAAAAGGACCGCCACCCAGCATTGGTTGGTGGCCTGCCAGCGTTTGCAAGGATTTAGGTTGCGTGCGCTGGTGGAATGGAAAGCATTGGAGCCAAGCTGCTTGGGCAGACACGCCTGTGAAAGTTGCAGCAAGCACCGCTCGAAAGCCAGAGCTAGCGGTCATCCAGGATGAAATCGAATGGACTGACCGCCCCGCTGATTGGCCTAAGAGGAGCAAGACATGAGCAGGCTACGCATTTGGACGTGCAAAGATGGCAAGCGTATTGCTATCAAAGATATGGAAACATCGCACATCAGAAACACTCGGGCATTCCTTGAGCGTAAAGCGAAGGAATTAACTGGGCTCGAGATGGTGTATCTCGGAGACGAGGCGTTTGATGAGTTCGAAATAGACGGGTATGATGTTCCAGTTTACGGCACACCCATTTATCAATGGCTTGATGACTTTGATAAGGAACTTGAGCGCAGAGGAGCAGAACATGAACATGAATGACATTCTCGCAACAAGCGTGACAGAAGCTACGCCAGGTTTTGGTGCCGCAGTCAAAGTGCTCAAGGATAACTACAGCACACTGGTTGCACACCAGAACCTCATCACGTATTCTACAGCTGACATTTTTCACAGCTGCCCGCGCAAATATCAGATCAAGAAACTGCAAGCCGAAGCGGGCACAGCAGATCGCTTGAATTCTCCCACCTTCGCGTTTGGCCACGCAGTTGGTGCGGGTGTTGCCGTTTACGACAAGACACGAGATATCAACGAAGCAACATGGGCAGCGTTTCTTGCATGGGACATTGATCTTTTCATGGAAGAACGCAAGGCTACACGCAGTGCAGGTAAGAGTTTCTTTGAAGCCATCTGGGCACTGTACGCTTACGAAGAATTCTACCAGACGGAGACCAATCTTGCAGAGTATGACTCTGTAAAGATCGAAGGCACGATGGCCATTGACTTCGAGGATGGCCATTTCTACAGTGGCCACATTGACGAAGTGCTTCAGCATCGTGAGACTGGCAGGTTCCTGGTCAAAGAGAACAAGACTACTGGATTCACCAGCGTCGATCCCGTCATGTATGCCAACTCAGACCAAGCCCTGAGCTACGCAGTTGTAGTGGACATGCTCGGCGGTACAGAATACTCTGTGCTCTACACAGTCTACAGTGCTTCCAGTCAGGAGTGGATGCAGTTTGAGTTTGTGAAGAACGCACTCAAGAAAGCAGAGTGGATTCAAGATCAACTGCTTCTGCATCAGCAGATCGAGCACTACACTGAACTCAACTTCTTCCCCAAGCGTGGAAGATCATGCTTCAACTTCATGAAGCGTTGTGAGTTCTTCGAGACTTGTGAGTTCTCAACATCACATGCCTTCGGCAAGAACTTTGGTGAGCTTCCCCGCATCCAAAGTCTCGCAGATATCGAAGCAATCGAACACATTGACTTTGCAACCACGCTGACAGAAATCACGCAGCGACAGAAGGAGAGACTGAATGAGCGATTCTGACAAGTTTGATGTGAAGAGCCTGTTCAAACTGCCCAAGGTAGTTCGTTCAGGTGAAGTGAATCCGCATAAGTACAAGATGCTGGATGCTGATCTTGCTGCGTTTCCTGGACAGCCGTCCATCACCTTTGGTGACTCCGCGAATGAAGTGTTCATTGGAGTTTCCCCCGCGCCGATGATTGGCATGGATTCCATGATTCCTTGCGGTATCAACTACGCTGCAACGATGACATCCAAGATTCCTCTTTCCAACGAGCAAGCAGCAGAAGCAATCTGTGCAATCATGGAGAAGCTGGACTTGAAATATCTTGGAGAACAGCGCAGAGGAGAAAGTTCTATGTTCCGCATCCAGCTGGACAAGCGCGAAACAGAGCACACTCTCTCTGGTCCCATCTACAGATTCTTCGCGATCATCACTGTCGAAGTGGAGCAAGCAGATGTGGATCGCATCATTGCGCTTCTCCAGCGGCAGCTTCACCTGATGACTTCTCCCCCTTCCACAACTCCTCACTGAAAGGCTCACATGAATCTGAACGATTACTCATCTGCCACACGCGCAAAGGTACTTGTCTACGGTGCGCCGAAGACTGGCAAGACTGCACTTGTGGGAAAACTCGCGGAGCATTTCACGCTTCACTGGATGGACCTTGAGAACGGAATCAAAACACTACTCAATCCTGCGATCCTTGATCCTAAGTTCCGCAAGAATGTGAACGTGATTTCCATCCCCGATCACAGGCTCTATCCCATTGCCATCGACACAGTGCGTGAAGTGATTCGTGGTGGTGTGAAAAAGATCTGTTCCTCACATGGCAAGATCAACTGCCCCATCTGTGCAAAGGATGCAGAAGCCAAGCACTCTGAACTTGACCTTGCCAAGTTTGGAGCCAATGACATTCTCGTCATTGACAGTCTGAGCCAGCTGGCCAACAGTGCCATGAACAAGGGCATTCTCAAGGAACTCCAGAAGCCTGGCGGCGAAGAATACAAGAAGACATTCACAGACTATGCTGTGCAAGGTAGTCTGATGGAGCAAGTGCTCAGCTTCATTCAAGTGGTGGATATTAACGTCGTAGCCATCAGTCATGAACTGGAGAGTGAAAGTCTGGAAGGTCGTGAGAAGATTGTTCCTGTTGCGGGCACGCGCAACTTCTCGCTGAATAGCGCCAAGTATTTCGACAGCGTAGTGCATTGTGCAGTGGTCAACAAACAACATCGCGCTTACAGTTCCAGCACCTATAGCCCCACGATCATCACCGGATCACGGCTGGCTGTGGATGTGGATGAGAAGAAAGGCGGCGAACTGTCTCTGCTTTCTCTCTTTCAGAGGGGTTGACATCGGAGCGGAAACGTTCTACACTGGACAACATTTTCACGAATCTTTTGAAGGGACATTTTATGTCTGGAACTTTTGTCAAGTCTGCGCTGGAAAAGCAAATCGGCGGAACTCATTACAAAGAGCTGGCTATCCAGCCTGTTGAGTTCATCCACGCAAACAACATTGGTTACTTTGAAGGCAACGTCATCAAGTACGTGACACGCTGGAAAGGCAAGAACGGCATTGCCGATTTGGAGAAGGCCAAGCATTACATCGAACTGCTGATTGAACTGCACAAGAACGATCAAGAGGCAGACGCTGTGATTGAGCACATT